ATAGTATCTGTTAATACGAGGTAACATATAATTTCTTTGTTCAAGAATATTTTGCCATTGGTCAACACCTTTAGGCATCATAGCTCTATTACGAGCTTGTTTACAATACCATTGCCAATCTTGTTCTGCTTTTTGTAATTTACCTACTGAACCTTCTCTATTAGCATAAAACTCTCTTTCCATTAACTTCATTACTACATATTTAGTAATAGCAGTAGTATAAGCATAGTGGTCAGGTATCATTGGATAACCTTGTTCATCTACTTGTTGTCTTACATAACTTAATACTATTTGAGTTTTCTCAAATGAAAACCTAAGAGTATCTCCATTGATAATTGTGTACTCATCAAACATACCAATGTGTTCACTATACAATTTAGCTTGTTCAGGATGATTACATACAATAGAATTAAAGAATGAGTGATTACTTAATCTTACAGTAGAAAAACAATTATTAAAAAGATATGATGAAGAGTAATAACCTGATTCACTTCTTAAGTCAAAGTAAGGTCTATAGTATGCTAAATCATACCCATCTATTGGCATTCCATTACAATCAATAGCAACAGGAATATCAGCAGGTATATCAGAAGTAGCAGTTGCATCTGCAGCAGCTATTACATCTGATGGACATAATCCACATTGTTTTTTATCATCCCAACAAATGTTTCTTGCTATTTGAATAATAGCATGTAGTCCATTAGGTAATTGACATTGATGGTCTTTAACTTCTATAAATGCTACTGCTTCTTCATAAAGTGTAATAGCACCAATAGCTTGTAAAGCTTCTGCTGCCCATTCAATAACATCAGATTCATTTACATTTTCAAGAGAACCAAAATCTCTTCTAAGTTTTCCAAGAATCCTATTTACTGAAACATAAGGTGTAACTTCATTACTCATAATTTGCGGTCTTTTAAAGCCTTTAATGATTTAGTATGTAAAGCATCTCTTCCTTCAAGTATAAGATATTCAGTTCCCTCTCTTATTCTTTTAGCCAATTCTCTTTTACTATTTCTATTAGGACAATAAGTATAAAAATATTTATTACCTAAAGTTACTGCTGTTCTTGACCACATAAATCTATATCCTACACCATCACTATGCTCATTAAAATTATATATTTTTTTTTCTTGTTGCTTACATTCTTCACAAGATTTCCATAGTTTTTTAGTTTCAATCCAATCTATAGATAATCCTGATATTCCTTTTTCTGTTACTTTAATATTTTTCTTTTTACCTACTACTTGTACAACTCCTAATTTACCTGGTAAATAAACTGTTTCACCTTTTAATACACATTCCATTATATAATCATTAAATCCATTTAACAGTTTAAGGTATTCAGGTTTAGTAAGTTTTCTTTTAAATTCTGATTTTTTAAAATAATTTTTGTATGCTGTTTGTATTGATTCTAATATTTTTCCTTTACTCATATTACTTAGTTGTCTGTTCTGGGTTATCCTTACTGTTATTAGATGAATCTTCTTGTGCTTGATTAAATATTGCTATTAATTCTTGTACACTTAATTCTATTGCAGCATCTATCATAGAATTATCTAAGTGAAACTCTCTATCAAATACTGATAAACAATCATCTACTGTAGGACAATACATTGGATAATTGTACCCTTCAACTGGGTCTTCTAATAATATTTCTATTCTTATTACTTCAGTATCATTTTTAGCAGTAACATAAAGATACTCACCTGATATAAAGTAATCAGGTTTTTGAGAAGTATATTTATCAAACTGTTTATATTTTTTATCTTGCCAAGTTAATTCAGAAAATACTATATTGCCATCTAAAGAGGTAACACTTTTAATAATGTGCCCATTCATTCCTGACAATGGTTTTGGAAGTGGATATTTAGTTTTATAAATACAACATCCTAATGGAGGAATACAAGGACATTCAGTTATTGGTGCTACAACAAGTTCAACACAAGGCAATACTTGATAGTTAATGTTTGCTATAAATTGTTTTTTGTTTACTCTTTCATAAAGTAATCTTCCTCTTATAGTTTTAAGCTTACTATATATATGTCTTGAATTTAATCTACTATCATCAGACTTTACACCTTTAGAATATAAAGCTTGTATTCGTTGTATAATTTCTTTAATAGTCATCTTAAGTTATTAATTATGATGTTAAGAATTCTTTTAATTGAATTGTAAAGTCATTACATCTTCTTACTTCATAAGTACCATTCTCTTTTAACCAAATTACAATTCTTTCTTTTGGTTCTAATCCTAATTGTTCTAACAGGATTTGATAATAAGATAATTGAATTTGATATTTACAATAAGGTGTATTGGGAGTATATTCAAAAGGATATAACAAATTACCATACTGTTTATCTAAATCAATATTAGTTTTATAGTCAGCTATTACTAAATGATTTTCTTTATTATTCCATAACAACAAATCAGCAGTTCCTGCATACTCATATTCTAATGAATACATTTTTAATTCAGTAGCTATTACACTATAATCATTAGATAAAATATAATCATTTATAAATTGCTTACCTGCAAGTTCTTGTTTACAAGATGGTTCAATACTATTGTCTTCAATATAATTTTCATTAAACAAATGTACTCTAGTTCCTTTAGTTGTAGAGTATTCTCTTTTATCTTCCCATTGTTTTAGTATAGTATTTGTTTTTACATTTTTCTTTCTTGCAACATTTGCAGCTACTTCTACTTCTTTAAACTCATGAACGTGTTTCTTAATCATTGAAGATACTGAGTTAAGTATCTTATTGTTTACTTTATACAAATGTCTTCCTTCTTCAAATTCTAAATCTAAGAATGCATTGTTAATAATTTCTTGAACTTCTTGTAACTTTAACATAAAAAAGATATTTGTTTGAGTAACAAATATCTTAATTTTTATTGAGAGTTTCAATTTAATCTTAATTATTCTTTTCTAATCTTTCAACTAAATTAAGAAGTTTTTTCATTAATGCAGTATTATTTTCTATAACATGATTATTAGAATTAACTGTTTCTAATAATGTAGTTCTATCTTCTGCAACATATTTTAATAACTGGTCTTCTATTTCTTTAAGTCTAGTTTCATTTTTCTTATGAAGTGCAAAAAATTGTTTTCCCATAAAATAAATAATTGCAATCATAATTATAGCAAAAATACCAAGAACACCATAATTAACTAAATTTGATATAGCATTAGTTTCTGAAATTTGTAAGAATAAATGTTTCATTTTGTGGAGATTTTTATTTATTTGTATTCAATTATAGGTAAATATTTGACCCACCAACAGTCTATGTTTTCATTGTAATAAATCTGATACAAAGGTAATATCCAAATTCCATTTGTCATTCTTAATGGAGTAAAAATATGACCTTCGGTATAATATTTATTTAATAAGTATTTTCTTTCGTCTTCATCAAGTAGTCCACCAAGCATTATATTTTAAATAGTGTAAGGTTACAAAGTTGTTTATTAGTAAAAATTTTAATCATTTCAAACCAATATTTATCAGGAACAACATTACATCCTGCACTCCAGTTATCAACCCAAGAACCAAATCCTCCTTTATGCCAATTCATACCATATAATCCAGTAGTAATAATAGCAGTATCAATATTTCTATCTTTATTACCATCTCTATATATTTTTATAGGACTAGTTTGCATAAAATAAGGAGCACCTAACCACAAAGATTTCCAATTAGCACTAGTTACAAAAGTATGAGAACCTATTACTTGTTGTTCACAAGTTATAGCTGTACCAGTAATACCCCCTACAGTTAAAGGATTAAATACATAAAAGTCACCTGCTGTTGTACTACAAGGTACTACCATATCTGCTTTACCATTATTAAATCTAACAGCATAATCAGAAAACTTATTATCAAGTACTTGGTCTGTTCTAATAAAAACAATATCATTTTTAGGATGTACCCAACTACGTTTGTTAAGTTCATCAAGTACAAAGTAATGAGCACCTTCTAATGATTTAGGTCCTATTATACCATCAATAGTTAAACTATAGTAACCTCTATCTTTGAGTATCTGTTGAAATTGTTTCACTATGCTTGTCTATTTAATAATGTTTGATATGCTTGTATAACATTGTAAAAGTTTGCCATTTCCGTAGTTGTTAAATTAGAATTTGCTATATAAAATAAACTATATTGTCGGTTATCGTATGAGTTAATAGTTGATGTACCTACTCTTCTTGCAGAAAATAGCATACTATTAGTTGGAACAACTCCTGTACTTTTTGCAGTTGTTGCTATTAGTGTACTGTCTTTATATATAACTTTTTGCGCTGTATTTGTTGAATTAACTCCAATAGACCACAAACCTTTTAATGTATTATTATTGACAAATACACCTTGTGATTGATTATCGTGTACAGCCCAATAACATTGATTATCGCCTGAAAATTTTATTACTAATCCATATCCTTCATATATAGCATCTACTACTCCAAATGCAGAACCTGTTGTAGCTGTTGTTGTAGTTGTATATGCCCCCATCATACCAGTATTAGCTGTAAGATGTGCTGAAGGTACAAAAAATGTATCAGCATACCCTGTTGTTCCA